AGTTTGGAAATCAGATTATGATTCTGATTACGTATGGGTTGTTGATAGTAATATCGAAACATATAGTACCTTTCCTTGGTTTTTTAAACCAAAAGCAGACGAAGAAGTTTGCATACACGCTTTTCCTTATGTATTTGAAAAAAGTCGTAAAGTTAAAGATTGGAACAGAGTTCGATTAGTTCCAACTAAAACAGGCAAATATAATGTTAATCAACATGCGTATATTTGCGGACACTATGATCCTTACAAAGGAAAAGACAAGTTTGATATTTTTTATATTGGACAAGATACAACGGTATTAAAAAATCTTGAGACTAGAGGGTTTGATGTACAGGTAGTTGACTCTATAAACACAGCTAAACAAAATAGTTTTACTGATATGTTTTGGATAGTCTATGACGATACTGAGGTAAGAGATACATTTAAATTTAGCTATAAACCAGACGAATGGAGTTTTAATATTCCCCATGTGTTTGGCAATGGCGATATAGATACACTTGATGGCATTGTACTTTGTCCTAAATCTTGTGAGTTAACTGATAAAGAAATAAAGCACAGATTTTTTCTTAACAAAAAAGAAGTAAGGATCTTAGCAAGTAATCCAAGAGAATATGATAGATTTGTCATCAACAACTATGAGGATTATAAGTACGCAGCCGAAGTTTCAACAACTAATATGTTTTGGGGCTATTCTGACAATATTGTTATTGATGAAAAGTTTAAGTTTGATTATTATATTAGTCATCATAGTAGTGAACAAAAATCAAATCATGCTTGGCTAAACGGAAACAAATATGATGGAGTATTTTTGTTTAGTAAGCAAGCATTAGTAAGCAAAGAAGAAATAGAACACAAAGAACTAAAACAAAAGATTGATCACGATATTGTAGCAAGTGGTCCAAAGGATTATGAAAAGTTTATAGTCGAAAACTATGAACAATATAAAAGTGCATTTCACAGTTGCGGTAGTGATATGATGTGGCTAATACCCTATGATGTAGAGCCTTTGGATGATTTTGAATGGGACAACTATTTCCACAATCAAGATTCTTTTGACCGATCAACAAATCATGTGTTTTTAAATGGGGTTGATTACGATGGCATTGCATTATTAAATACTATAGATCTTATATCTGAAAAAGAGTTTGATCATAGATTTTATGTTAATAAAAAAGAACATGCAGTTGTAGCAAGTAATCCAAAAAAATATAAAAAGTTTACAGTTAACAACTACGACGATTACACAAATGCATTATACAACGCCGACACTGAAATGTTTTGGGGAGTGCCTACTGATGTTAACGTAGCTAAAGGTTTTGATTTTAGTTTATACTTTAGTCATCAAAACACATTTGATAGAAATATTAACCATGTGTTTTTAAATGGCGATAACTACGACGGCATTGTATTATATAGTAAAAACGTATTGGTAAGTGAAAAAGAAATTGAACATAGATTTCTTATAAAAAAGAAAGAATACGATGTTGTAGCAAGTACACCAAAACAATACCCAACATATACAGTAAACGATTATCAAGATTATTTAGAAGCAAAAGAAAACTGTAACACAGATATGTTTTGGATTGTAAACGATTCATTTTTGCCCAATGAAGATTTTAACTGGAACTTTTATATCAGTCATCATAATCAATATGAACGTAGAATAAATCATGTTTGGAAAAATAGCGAGTTTTATGACGGTATTGCATTAGTTAGTAAACAGTTGAATATTAGTCAACGAGAAATTGATTATAGATTTTTTGTTAATAAAAAAGAATACGACGAAGTTGGTAGTATGCCAAAGCCGTATGACATTGTGTTTATTAGTAATGGCGAACCAAATGCTGATGATAACTTTAATGAACTCAAAGAAAAGTTTCCTAGAGCAAAACGTGTAATGGATATCAAAGGAATTCATGCAGCTCACAAACGTGCTGCTGAGTTAGTCGAAACAGAAATGTTTTGGGTTGTAGACGGCGATGCCGAAGTTATAGATGACTTTGACTTTAGCTATTATGTTCCAGCTTACGATATTGATAGCAAAGATACCGTACACGTATGGAGAAGTTATAATCCAGTAAATGGGTTAGTATACGGTTATGGCGGCGTCAAACTTTTGCCTACTCGATTAACAAGAAACCTTGACGAAACTACAACTGATATGACTACTAGTATTAGTGATAAGTTTAAAGGTATAGATAAAATGAGTAATACTACTGCATTTAACACTGATGCATTTAGTGCATGGCGTAGTGGATTTAGAGAATGTTGTAAACTTGCTAGTCGTACTATTGCTAGACAAAAGGATGATGAAACTGATTTTAGATTAGATGCTTGGTGCTCACGTGGTGACGATAAACCATTCGGCAAAGCAGCTATTGCTGGAGCAATAGCAGGTAAAGCATTTGGCGAAATGAATGCAGACAATCCAGATGAACTAGTAAAAATTAATGATTTTGAATGGCTTAAGAATCAGTTTGAGATATTATATCTACCAACCGTATAACTGTATCAAGTTTTTTTTGATTAGTTTTACTTCGTAGCGTGTTATTTAATCCGTTGTGCAAAGGTTTTGGCCATTTTCCAAATGTTACCCAAGCATATCCATCGTGCTCATTATTTAATATTGGAATAAACTCATTATTAACTACACAGAGATATGTATGAAAACTAAAATGATTATCGCTACTTATAAATGTTTCTAAAGGTATTGTTTTTTTAATACTTGGAAGATTACCGATTTCTTCAGATATCTCTCGTTGTAACCCTTCCCAAGGTGTTTCAACACCTTCGTTGGTGCCGCCAACTAATCCCCAAAGATTTTTTGTTTTTCCTTTGGTACGATGTAAAAATAAAAATCTTTTAGTATTAAGGCTATAAAATAAAGCACCACTACAAATTATCTTGTTCATACAAATACTTATTTTAAAGTGTAATAGTCCAAGTTCCTCGTGGATAATAACCGTCAACTGCACTCTGCCAGTAGTAGTTATTCCAATAAAACTGTTGCCCAGTGGTTACATTAGTAACATATGTAGTTTCATTATCCTCGCTAGAATTCCAAATGTTTACCCATTTAGATCCGTCCCATTCAACTATATCATTTGCATCAGCTGAAAAATCTGTATCGTCTACATTTTTCCAAGCATCAGGACCTTTTTCATTTAGATTAAGTACATACGAGACAGTGTCGTCGATACTGTATGCTGTAGTTAGATTTATAACAAACTTATCATCAATGTTTGACTTTGTTGCTGCTACAGGTGTTCCGTTTACAAATACTTCAAAACTTGTAACACGCTCGTCTCCTGCTCTATCAGCTAACTCACTAGACGAAATAGTAAAATCAATATCAGTATCTATTCTATTACTACTAGTAGTAGCTTTAAAACTACGTTCAACTTTATAACCTATTGGGCCTAACAATAATAATCTAACACCAGGTGTTTTTATTGTTTGAGGATTAAAACTTATTGGATTAATAATATAATCAATCGTTCCATCTGTCTTGGTTGGTCCTGTAATAATAGTATTAGACGGTAGTGTATCCTCATCCCAGTTTATAACCATTGTATGATTGTCATCGCTTGGAATATTAAATGTACCAATAATTTCGCCATTAAGTTCTGCTCGACGCAATCTTATTTGACTTATATTAGGTTGATATTTTGATGGCAGCTCTGCTTCAATAATATTAAGCCAGCTAATATCACCTACTCGTAGTTTTTTATTTTTAGCTAGTTTAGCCTCGTCGCCGTTGAGTATAAGATCAAAATCTCTATAACTTACAACTAATGGATTGCTTAAATCTAAACCAACGCTGCTTACACTTGAAGTACTAGTAATACCAACATTTCCTGCATTAACAACAGTGCCGTCTGGTAATACAGTAACACCACTTGCAGCACCTTGGTCTGAACTAGTTGGTGGATTAAACCCTTCTAAACTAATAGTGCCAGCATCTTGACTATAAACACCTGTAATAATATCTGTTATAATGCCTAGCTTTTTAACTTTACTAGGTGGAGAAATATATATTGGTGCTGTAAATCCTAATGTAGCAACATCAATATCATCTTGTGTTCCTACAGGAATAGTTCTACTACTAAAGTTAATATCTTCTAAATACAATGCACTTAAACTAGTCCAATCTACATAGTTGTCAGATGTTTGAAACTCTAAGTCTGGATTAAACAACATAAAAATTTGTTCAAGTATTTGTAGTTTTTGATCAGTACTAGTTGACCATACATCAACATTAACACTCAATGTATACGGAGTTGGATGTAATCTCTCAACTGTATAGCCTTTAGCTTGTTGTGCTACGTAACTACTGGTGCTTTCGTCAAACTGTTTTTCTCTAAGATTAATTTTACTAACATAACTACTATCACTCAGTCGTGATCTATCCATTTGTAAACTAGTAATATACACACCCATTCGAGGAGCACTTGGTAGTTTGTTATCACTGTTTTCTCTAATAATACTACCAACTTGTCTTGTAATATCACCATACAAAACCGGAACTACTTTGATGTCACCTTCGCCGTCACGATAGCTAAAGTTACTAAATGCTCTTACAATCTGTGTAATGTATCTACGTATTTGTCCATCATAAAAGTATTGCATTAGTCACCTGCCTTTGCTCTTAGAGCTTTGCTGAGAGCTTGTCTTTCAACTACTTCTTCACCACTAATAGTATTTACAGTTAGATTGTTTATAAACGTTCCTTTTAGAGTATCACGTCCACTAGTTTGTGTAAGCGTAGTTCTAACAGCGTCTTCAATTTTACGCCAGCTATTTCCGTCATATCTAAATAATCTATTAGGAGATAAATCTATTCTTAAAAAATAATCTCCCAAATCTGGTGCACCTGGAAATCCTATTCCTTGTCCGTAAGGCGCACCATTGGGCGGTATGCCATCACCAACTAAATATCCTTGGTATCCGCTTCCGTCAGGTGTAACAAAAACTGTATCTGATGATATTTGATCATCAGCTAGTAAGCTATCGTAATCAGTACTTACAATTTCAACTTCACCCGAGTCACTTAACTGTAATGTATAAAACTGTATAGTTGAATAACCACTAAGAGGAACATCAACTTCTGCTTGAGCTATAACAGCTTCATTTATTTGCATTTCTTTTTCATAAGTGCTGAGCACATCTCTAAGTGTATTTGCACTACCTTCTTCTGCTGGCAAGTCTAGTATATCTTTGTATTCTTGAGAATCTAGTATTTGTTTTGCACGTAATCTATATAAATGAGGATACCATGTTTGACTAAATCCTTCAGCTGCTCTAGTAACTTCGTCTATTACATAAAATCTTTTTAGTGCAACATTATAATCATTGGCCGCATATTCATCTTTCATATGCGGTAGTTCAATAACATCACCTGGCATAATTTTTCTGCCTAATGTTTTTACACTGCTATTAATATGTATGGTCATAAACAATGTATCGTTTTGTAAAAATAATCCAAACTGACTTAGATCAAAATCTTGATCTTGCAAGTTATAATGGCCTCGAATAGTGTAAATGTCTTCATCATATTTGCGATCTCTGTTTTCTAAAAATAATAAGTCTTGTATATTAGTTTCTTTAACAACATCGTAAATGGGCTGCTCAACTGTTGCATCCTCTGCTAATGTGGTCTTTGGTCCGAGGTACTTGTGAATATTAAAATCAGTTCCTCCAACAGTAAACTGTTCGTAGACAACACCATCTAAGAAGGAATAATCTTTTGTTTTTTCGGGTCTGTATAAACTAAGTCTCGGCATATGTATATTTAGCATAAATACTAGTGGAGACAAACAATGACCGACTTAACAACACAAAAACAAGAAGTATTTGATTATGTAAACGCTTTCTTAGGTGGCGGAATGGTAGATGTAGAATTAGATCCTATACACTACGAAACTGCACTAGGAAAAGCAACTGCACGATACAGACAACGCAGTGAAAACAGTGTTGAAGAAAGTTATATTACTCTTGCACTAACAGAAGACGTTAATGCATATACACTACCTAATGAAATAATAGAAGTACGCAAAGTGCATAGACGCAGTGTAGGAAGTAGATTGGGCGGCAACAGTGGTGGAACAACCTTTGAACCGTTTAACCTTGCTTATACAAACACATACTTGTTAGCAGGTAGTGGTATTGGCGGACTTGCTACATACGATTTCTTTGCTCAACAACAAGAGCTAGTAGGAAGAATGTTTGGTAGTTTTATCGAATTTGTTTGGAACACTAGTACAAAAAAACTAACTATATTAACAAGACCAAGAGCTGAGGAAGAAGTATTGCTATATTGTTATAATCACAGACCTGACTTTGAGTTGTACAAAGACTACAAAGCATTTCAGTGGATTAAAGAATATACTCTTGCTAACTGTAAATATATGCTAGGTGAAGCACGTAGTAAGTTTGCTACTATTGCCGGACCGGGTGGCGGAACAACACTCAATGGTGATTCACTCAAAGCCGAAGCTCAACAGGAAATGGAAAAACTTGACAACGACTTAGCTATGTCTGTTGCAGGTGGTGTTGGCTACGGTTTTTTAATTGGATAATAGATTTAATAATATCAAAAAAGTAATAGCAGGCGGTTGTAGTTTTACAGCAGGCTCTGAACTTGCCGATGAGGATTGGGAACGTGCTCACAAAGGTATATGTCAGGAGTTGAGTCATACAGCCTGGCCCAACTTGCTCCAAGAAAAAATGTTTACTAATGCAACTGTTGATAATACTGCTGTACCGGGTGCCGATTATGGAAGTATAGTTAGGCGTATAATATATCAAACCCGCCACCAGTTAAGAATACACAACCCAGAAGACATTGTTGTAGTTGTAATGTGGACAAGTATTTTGCGTAGAGAATATCCTAGTATATATCCTCCAGGTAGAAAAATAAAAACACACGAAGATAGATTTTTAACTTCGTTGCCTTCAGATGGAGACGGTAAGACCAAAGGTTATTCAAATGAGATGTTATACAGAAGAAGACAAATGTGGGCATTGGAACATCTAACACGAACAAATGTAGAGTTTTATGCTAGGCGTGACACACACGATAATCATGTATATTATCCACTACAGCAACTAGAATATTTAACAAG